ATACCTACGATGAATAAGGGATTAAGAAAATTAATCCATAAAAAATATGATACAATAACTATTAATGAATGCAATACAAGTAAGAAATGTTGCGATTGTCATAAAGATTTAGAGTATTACAAAGATAAAGAAAACAAAAAGGTATTTCGTCTATTAGTTTGTTCTAACTGCGTGAATTGCGAAAACAAAAAAATCGTATTTAGAACAAGAGATGCAAATTCCTCAATAAATATTTTGAAATTAACGAAATGTTGGATAGAAAAACAAACAAGACCAACAGAATTTCAAAATTCACAAGTCTCGCCTGCGAGACAGGCTTTGCATATTTCGTCTTTCACTTCTTCAATAATCAAAGAGAAGAAGAAAAAGTAAGACCATCAACATTGATTTTACATTTTTGTATTTTTTTAACGCAAAAGTCGGCGTTTTAAATGTCCAAAGGTGTAAAAGCAAACACTAATGAAACTTGACAACAATTTCAACCTCTTCTTTCTTGATGCTTTTTGTAGCGGATATTGATAGTTCTTCCCTCTTTTTACGTGTCTTCGCGTTATCGGTCAACCCTTCCTTCCGCTTTGATGTACTATTACGACTGTTCATATCCTTTTCAATCACATCATAATGGTCATCAATATAATCTATGACCTTATTCTCGAGTGCCCATTTGAAAAAGTTCAATTGTCCGATAGTTGTTTCAATATATGTTCCATTCTTATATGGAATACTTATCCTGTCCCATCTACAAAATGGATCAAAACGTCTTTTGCTATATGCTTTCAATTTGAGCTTATAATCAAAATAAACTTTGAAGCGAATTTTTTCCCCAGTCGGATTATTCATTTCATATAAAGTGTAATTCTTTTTGGCATAATTTGTAGCAAACCAATCTACAATGCGCAGAGAGATTTTAGATTCACCAGTAATTATTTTTAACATTCTAGTTAAATTATCATTATCCTTATAAAATTCTAACAAATTATTTAGTAATAATTCATTTTGCGTAGTATAACTAGTTGTTGCGCTCATTAATTAACATAGATTTAATTTATTTAAGTAATTTAAAACATATATTATTATTATTTAATTATAAAAAACTTTGTATATAATATAATGTTTGATTTAATGTCAAATTATTTTGGACCTTTGAATAAAGATTCTTGTGTTTATTTTTTAATTATATGTGGCATATTTTTTATACTATTAGTGTTTTCCATTTTTGCTAACATTTTTTGGTTATTTAAGAACTATAAACAATTTAACTTTAGAGTATTTACTGGAAGTGTTGTAATGCTTTTCAATTTATTTCTTGCCTACTTTGTTAATAGATTGCTGTACACAATGTGCACAAAATCTTTAGCTTAAGAATTCTCTACTTGAGATGTATTAACTGGTTTAAGGAACTGGTCTCTTATTGAAATATCATCTACATAATTTGTTTGGCCCAAAAATGGATTGAAACCTATTTGTTGAACCATTTCTCTGTTAGCCAATTTATCGCCTAACTCTTCTCTTTTATTAGATACTTTAAATCCAGAACCAGATAATGACTGATTTAATATTTCCCATGTATTTTCATCATGATGTAAAGCTGATGTATAAGCAGTTGTCTCTGTTGTTTTACTAAATTGTTCATTTTCTATCTGCATTTGATGTTTCATTCTTCTCGTTCTTTCATAAGGTTGTCCATCTGTCCATTTCCAATTCATTAATATTATATAATTATTTAATATTAATTAAATAACGCGTTCAATCATTCACTCCAGGAACTTTAACTAACTTCATTTGTTTTGTAAATAAAAATTTATCATCGCTTCTTCGTCTCCTTTTTAAATTACATTCTAAACATGCCAAATAATAATTATCAATATTATGACCTAAGTCATTGTCTATTCTATCCACAGTCCATTGTTTCATTTCTCTCGAAATGTCGTATAATACATTCATTTCACAACAACAATAATAACATTTTAACTCAGTTTCAATCATTTTATTTATCACAGATTCTAATGTGATAAAATTTTCATTATTCCAAAGTTTTTTAATTATATCTTGTTGTTTATAACCATATATTTTTTTATTAATTTGTTGTAAAGTTATTTTTGTTGTTTTATCAGTAAATGTATAATTATTTTGAACTATATTTTTAATGTTATTAAGCTGGCTTTCACAAGCATAATCATCTGGAGTAAACGTCCAGTTCTCTGCGTCAACCCGTTTTTTTTCTTTATTTGTTTTATGGTGTTCCAATGGATTTTTTTTTACGCGCTTATTGTTATCATTAAAGATTATATTTTTAGTCTCCATATATTAAATACTTATAATATATTTAATACAAAATTGATATAAATACACATATATAAATATATATTTACAAAAGTGAGTTAAACTCAATTTGGTATATTATATTATAACATATGATGGAAGAATCTAATGAATGTCAAGAGCTTAAAAATATAAAATACAAATCACTATTATTAAATGGTGTACCATTACAAGAAAAAAAATCATCATCTTCTAATGACTTATCTATTTTGGAAAAATTTTTAGAAAATGAAAAGAACAATAATGTTAATGACCTATGGTGTAAGCTAAATAAGACCATAAAGTTTAAAAAACTACAAGAATTTGTTGAAATTTATAAAACACAAAATAATTTAGATGATGAAGAGGGCGAAAAAATGTTTTTATTTCTTAAAGATTGTATTGACAGGAAAAAATTACAAAGAGTTAAAGATGTCATATATGACAAAGAAAACGGCATTATAAAAGACATACCAGCGTTATGCTATGTTAAATCTAATAAACATTTTACTTTAAAAAATATGGATAAACGTGTCTCAACTCTCAAATCATTAGCTCCTAAAAAGGGTCAGGGAACCATAAGAAAAAAAGAGATAACAAAAGACAATTCTGATTCAGATGAGGATAATGAAAATTAAAATTTTAATATAAAGTTATAATTATATTATATTAAAAAGATTTAAATAGTATATAGTATGACTACGTTATTTGATTTGGAACCATTAGAAGATATAACGGATACATTAGTATTTGAAGATGAACCTAACATTTTTAATGAAGAAAACGCAGTTGAGATTGTAGAAACTGCTCTACATTTGATGGAAGAATTTATGGAAGAAAATCCTACAGCAATAACCGAACATAATTTCAATGACATTTTACTGGAAGAAATAAAAGAAATGTTTTATGTGCAAATGGAAGACCATATTTTAGATAGTGATTATATTGAAGACGACATGAATGATTTACTTGAATACGCGTTTAATATTTATATTACAATATTTCTTCCAGAGAGATCAATTAAAAATAATGATGAAGATGAGAATGATGACTGCATAGAAAAATTGGAAATTGATGATGAAGCAACTAATATTATTAAACAGAAAATTCAGAGGTTAAGGAATATTCCGCAACCAGGTCAAAGAACGCCAGATTGGTATAAGTATCGTTGGGATTTATTAACAGCAAGTAATGCATGGAAAGCATTCGCAAGTCAAAATGCAATAAATCAACTTATTTATGAAAAATGTCAACCCTTAAAAGGCATTAATTCTGAACCTGTAGTCGAACCTGTTAAAATGGTTAATACTAATACTACTTTACACTGGGGACAAAAATATGAGCCATTATCTGTTATGCTTTATGAGGATATATATAATTCAAAAGTAGAAGATTTTGGTTGTATTCAACATGCTGTATATAAATTTATCGGGGCGTCACCAGATGGCATTATTGTTCAATCTAATACCGGACGATATGGACGTATGTTAGAAATTAAAAATATTGTTAACCGTGAAATAAACGGTGTTCCCAAAAAAGAATATTGGATTCAAATGCAATTACAAATGGAAGTTTGTGACCTAGACGAATGTGATTTCTTAGAAACAAAGTTTATAGAATATCCTGATTATCAAAGTTATTGTAGTGATTCGTCAATAGCATCTTTTAATGGAGAAGAATTTAATAGTTATGTTACATCAAAAGATGGTAGTTATAAAGGTATTATTATTCAATTTCATACTATTGACGGTAGTCCACACTATGAATATATGCCTTTGGATTTATGGAAGCCAGATGATATATCAAAGTGGGAAGAAACAACTATTTATAAATATGAATCTGAACCTTATAATTATTTATATGTGAAATTTATATATTGGAAACTTGAGAAACTAAGTTGCGTTCTTGTATTAAGAAATAAGGATTGGTTCAAAAATAACGTCGGACAATTGGAAAAAGTATGGAAAATTATTGAGGAAGAACGAGTAACCGGTTATGAACATAGAGCACCAAATAAAAAGGCTAAGAAAGAACAACCAACTAGACCATATGTAGATGCGAATAAAGAAGAAACTTGTTTTTTAAAAGTAGTTAAATTAGATTCTTAGTATAAATTTTAGCTCCACCTTTTTAAACCAAAGGTGCTTCGCTAAAGGTGCTTCGCTAAAGGTGCTTCGCTAAAGGTGGATTAGTATAAAATATTTTGCATATCAGTTCTATATGGCAAACTAGTAACAACTTGTTCATCTGTTGTAAAATATCCTACCCTTGTTCCACAATCTGGATTAACCGGCGGCAATAGTTTAACATAATTATCTCCAGTTTTTTTGTCATGATATAAAGCACCACACATAGATGCTGGCATACAAGTTCCTTCGTCAGGATTATCAGGATATCTTATATTATTGGTTATTTGTTCATAAGAACCTAATTGAAAAATAGGATAATCCATCCAAATATCATTTGACGTATTGTTTGAAAGTTCATTTTTACCAATTGGCGGATAAGTATTTTGAACTAATAACTTAGTTTGAGCATCAGGAAACTTACCAGTAGCTTGTTCTAAAGAACTATTTGAATAACCTTCATAAATATTTGAAAAATTAAATACTAATGGCAACCCAAGAGCTAATATTATTAATAAAAGTAAAAAAACTATTTGATTCATATATATAATTTATATATAAATATTTTTATGAGCCTTCAATTAACTATTTATGTTTTCAATCATAACATCTAAATTGTTTCATTCTAGTAATACAAGTAGTGTTTGAACTTCTAAACATTTACAATAGTAAATAAGACAATTAAATCATTTTTAAATTTATAAAAAAATCAGTTTAAAACTAAAGTTTGAAAATATATAATAATATGGACAATACAACTGAGATGTGTGTGATTAAGCGTAATGGTAAGTTAGAAGATTTGTCATTTGACAAAATTTTAACAAGAATTAGGAAATTGAGTCAAGAAGCAGGAATTCATATAAATTACCAATCACTTGTTATGAAAGTCATTGACCAATTATATGATAAAATTCCAACATCAAAGATAGATGAATTAGCAGGTGAGCAATGTGCAGTAATGTCAACAAATCATCCAGATTATGCAACTTTGGCAGGAAGAATAGTTATTTCAAATCATCAGAAAAATACCGAGACGATATTTTCAAATGTAATGAAACAGTTATATGAATTCAATGATATACATGGAGAAAATGCACCATTGGTATCAAAAGAATTTTGGGATTATACGCAAAAATATAAAAACAAAATAAATGAAATGATAGATTATGATAGAGATTATCTTATCGATTATTTTGGTTTTAAGACATTAGAGAGAGCATATTTATTTAGATTAGGTAATAAAGTTATTGAAAGACCTCAACATATGTGGATGAGAGTAGCTATTGGAATTCATGGAGATATAGAAAATCCAAACTCAATAAAATTAGTCCAAGAAACTTATGATTTGATGTCACAAAAATATTTTACACATGCTACTCCAACATTATTTAATGCGGGAACACCAAGACCTCAATTGAGTTCATGTTATTTGATTGCTATGGAAGACGATAGTATTGAAGGAATTTATAATACATTAAAAGATTGTGCGTTGATTTCAAAATATTCAGGTGGAATAGGTTTACATATTCATAACATTAGAGCAAAAAATTCCCATATTAGAGGAACAAATGGGAAAACAGATGGTCTAGTTCCAATGTTACGTGTGTTTAATAATACAGCAAGATACGTAAATCAATCTGGAAAGCGTAATGGTTCGTTTGCTATTTATTTGGAACCTTGGCACGCGGATATTGAAGACTTTTTGGAGATGAGAAAGAATCATGGCGACGAAGAGATGAAAGCTAGAGACCTGTTCTATGCTTTATGGATTTCTGATTTATTTATGGAGAGAGTTAAAAATAATGGAAAATGGTCTCTGATGTGCCCGCACGAGTGTCCTGGATTGAGCGATGTTTATGGTGCCAAATTTATTGAACTATATGAAAAATATGAATTAGAAGGCAAAGTGAGAAAATCAGTTAACGCACGTGATTTATGGTTTAAAATTTTGGATGCTCAAATGGAAACAGGTACTCCTTATATTTTGTATAAAGACGCTGCTAATTCCAAATCAAACCAGCAAAACCTTGGCACCATTAAATCATCTAATTTATGTGTTGCACCAGAAACATTAATTTTAACTGACAAAGGACATTTAGAAATTCAAACTTTGATAGACAAACATATAAATGTATGGAATGGCGAAGAATGGAGTTCAGTAATTGTTAAAAAAACAGGAGAAGATCAAGAACTTATAGACGTTTATACAGATGATGGTTCTAAACTAACTTGTACTTCTTATCATAAGTTTTATATTCAAAATAGTTATTTATCAAATTTTATTCAAAAAGTTGATGCAAAAGATTTAAAACCTAATGATAAAATAATCAAATGTGAATTTCCTGTCATAGATGGTTGTGATAAAATGCTTTATGCTTATACACATGGTTTTTTCTGTGGAGACGGAACGGAAAATTATTTAATAAACAAAGAGTATATATTAGAAGGAGAAGAATTAGAATGTCAGGCAAAATCTCACGAAAAAAAACCTATTGTTTATTTATATGGCGATAAAAAAAACTTATTAAATTTTATTGATAAACGTGGTTACATTGAATCATCAAATAGAATATGTGTGACTCTCCCAGTCGATTTAAATGAAAAATTTGATGTGCCGTCAGATTTTTGTTCACTGAAAGATAAATTAGATTGGTTTGCAGGATATTGTGATGCTGATGGAACTATTTCTAGAAATGGAGAAAATGAACAATTGCAAGTATCATCTATAAATACAGTTTTTTTACAAAATATAAAATTGATGTTACAAACATGTGGAATAAATTGTAAAATAAAGCTAAGTCAAAATAGAACAGAAAGTTATTTAGCTGATGGAAAAGGTGGATATAACTATTTTGATGTTAAGCCTGTTTATAGATTGCTGATTACATCATGTGATTTGTACAATTTATATAATTTAGGGTTCAGACCTAAAAGATTAATAATTTCAGGTAATAAACCAGCGAGTGATGCGAAACAATTTATAAAAATATTAAAGGTTGAAAATAATAATAGAATTGATGATACATATTGTTTTACTGAACCAAAAAGAAATATGGGTATATTTAATGGAATAATAACTGGGCAATGTACCGAAATTGTCGAATACTCAGACGATAAAGAGACTGCTGTTTGTAATCTTGCTTCCATAGCATTACCAACATTTGTTGATCAAATCACTAAGAAATTCGATTACGAAAAGCTACACGAAGTGACAAAGGTAGTTACAAATAACCTTAATCGTGTAATTGACATAAATTATTATCCAACTGAAAAGACTAAGAGAAGCAACATGAAACATAGACCAATTGGGATAGGCGTTCAAGGTCTCGCTGACACATTTGTATTAATGAATATAGCATTTCATTCGGAAGAGGCAAAAGAAGTGAACAAACTCATTTTTGAAACGATTTATCATGCTGCGTTAGAGAAAAGTAATGAAATAGCTATTGACTTGGAAAATTATATACGAAAATTTTGCCCGAGAAGAGTAGATATATTAAGAGAAGTAAATCAATATGAATCTAAAGTTATATTGGATAAAGATGACCTAAGATATTCCGGGTCATATAGTTCCTTCAATGGTTCACCTGCTTCGCAAGGAATTCTTCAGTTTGATATGTGGTCAACAACACCTTCAGACCGATATGATTGGTCTTCACTTAAAGAATTAATTAAAAATCATGGTCTAAGGAATTCCTTATTAGTCGCTCCTATGCCAACCGCATCTACGTCACAAATACTTGGTTTTAATGAATGTTTTGAGCCTTTCACAAGCAACTTATACAGCCGCCGTACTTTAGCAGGAGAATTTGTTGTTGTAAATAAATATCTAATGAAAGAGCTTATTGAGTTAGGTCATTGGAATGAAAAAATAAAGAATAATATTATTGTTAATAAAGGTTCTGTTCAGCAGTTAACAATGTTATCAGAACACATTAGAAACAAATACAAAACCGTTTGGGAAATTCCTATGAAGCACATCATTGATATGGCAGCGGACAGAGGCGCTTATATATGTCAAAGTCAAAGTATGAATTTATGGGTTGAGGATCCTACTTATAACACTTTAACGTCTATGCATTTCTATTCATGGAAAAAAGGACTAAAGACAGGAATTTATTATTTGCGAAGAAAAGCAAAACATCATGCGCAACAATTTACTATCGAACCGGAACAACAACATGTTGAAGAACATGATGAAATTTGTGAGATGTGTTCAGCTTAAAAAATTAATTTATAAATATAAAATTATATATTAATTTATATAACACCAATTATATTAGAGTATTTATTGAATGAACTACAATCATCAACTAGGTCAATATTATGTTTTAATTTCATAAAACATCTTAATGTAACTAAAATATCAATGAATGAGTTATGTAAGTTGGTTGGCTGTTTGTTGAATAATTTTTCGTGTAATTCAATCAACTTTGGATATTTTAAATAAGGTTTGCCGTTTTTATCAATCAATTGAATATTACAGAATTTAATAGAATCTTTTAATGTGCATGAAATATTTTTATAATTATTCAAGAAATGTAAATCATATTTATATGATTTGAGTTGTTCTTTAGACAAAGAGACACTATTAATAACTCTTAGTAAAGCTACTTTAATCATATTGATATCAAATTCTATATTGTGACCAATTAGTCTATCTACTTCCTTCAAGTAATAAAAGAATTCCTTTAAAACATCGTCAATATGTACACCCGACTGTTTTGATATATCATTTGTAATACCATGTAGTTTTGTAGATTCATCAGATATCAAAATACTTTCTGGAAGTTTTATTATATAATCTTTTGACACAATAATATTGTTTAATGATGAATCATAAATCAAATAACTGAATTGAACTATATGAGGCCATTTATGTAGTGTAGAAGGACTTATGAATTTTGTTTGTGGTAATCCCGTTGTTTCTGTATCAAATACTAAAAATCTCATTATTTATTTAACTGCGTTGAGTTTAAGTTATTGTTGTAAGTAATTTATATTTAATTTAAATGACATTTTACAAATCAATTTTAAATTTGAAAAATATATATTTAATTTAACTACTTAAAGACCGGGCACTACATAATGAAGGGAATTTCTTTAATTTCTGAAAAAACTCTCGAAAATTCTTCCCTACACATGAAGAGAAAATAAAGCCTTTTAAAAAATGAAAAGTTTTTTGACTTTCTCAAAATGGACAAAAATAAATGTCCAAAATCGGGTAGCCGAAAATGTCCTTACTGAAAAATTTTTTCGTTACGATATTGAAAATTTATGGTCTCAATTTAAACCAGAAAAAATTATTTTGTGATTGTAAAATTTTAAATATTTTGCAGAAAACAATTTAGGGGTTTTTTATATTGATAATATATCAATGGAAATCAATGATTTTTACCCCAAAAAACCCTTTAGTTTCACATGTCAAAATTGTGACTTTAATACGTGTAATAAAAAAGACTATACTCGCCATCTTGTTACGAAAAAACACAAAATCAATGTTTCTCAATGTATTTCAACCGAAAAACCCCAAAAAAACCCATATGAGTGTATATGTGGTAAGATATATAAAGATAACTCTGGATTATGGAGACACAAAAAGGTGTGTACAAAAATAGAAGACAATAACACATATGATGACGATAAAAATGATGCGCTAATTGAATACCTTATGAAAGAAAATAAGGAGATTAAAGAAATGATTTTAGAAATAGTAAAGAATGGTATAACAAATAACATTCATAATACTACTCACACCAATTCTCATAACAAAGCATTCAATCTTAATTTCTTTTTAAACGAAACATGTAAAAATGCTATGAACATAACAGACTTTGTAGATTCTATTAAATTACAGCTGAGTGATTTGATGGATGTGGGCGAACTAGGATATGTAGAAGGCATTTCAAAAATAATAGTGAAAAACTTAAATAATTTAGACGAAACTGAAAGACCAATACACTGTACAGACAAAAAAAGAGAAACCATGTATATAAAAGATGAAGGTGAATGGAATAAAGAAGATGAAAAGAAAACTAAACTGAAGAAGGCGATTGTTAAAATAGCTGACAAGAATATAAAACTTCTTCCAGCATTTCGAGAGAAATATCCAGAATATAAAAATTCATCTTCAAAAGTATCAGATAGATATGATAAGATGGTTATAGAAGTAATGACAACAGACAATGATAAGAACGAAAAAATAATAAAAAATATTTCTAAAGTCACTACTATTCAAGACAAATAGACATAATTATTAAACATAATTCTTACATGGTGCAAAGCTTCTACGATGCCAAATGGTAATTCCGTGTTCTTTAATTCCATCCATATGTTTTTTCGCACCATATCCTTTATTGGAATCAATTCCATAATGTTCTGATAATTCAGGATTTTGTTCACATAATTCATCTATATATTTATCACGTTCAACTTTTGCCAATATAGATGCAGCAGCAATGGAAGCATATGTGTTGTCTCCACCTTCAACTGTCATATAAGTTAACGTTTCAATTTTGTTGGTTGTTTTATTAAACATTGTAATTGGCTTAAAATAGTTTCCATCAATTAACAAACTATAATTGAAGTCAGTTTTTTCAATTTTATTATTTTCTTTCAAGAGTTTATTATATTTTTTACAGACCTCATTAATACAATTATGCATTGATAGTTGTGTAGCTTGTAAAATATTAATTTCATCAATTTTCTTCTCATCTTCATAACTTACGTGCCATGCTAAAGCATTTTGCTTGACATATTCGGCAGCTTCTTCAATCTTCTTTTTAGAATGAAATTTTTTACTATCTTTTACTTTTGAAAAATCAAAAGTGTCATCTTTAGGTAAAATTACTGCTGCAGTATATACTCTACCAAATAAAGGACCGCGACCGGCCTCATCAACGCCAATTTCATATATATTTTCGTCTTCATTGTAACAACTTTTTAATAAAGTTTTTGGCTTTAAAACCTTTAAACTTTTTGTTTTTTTAAGAGGAGCGGATAATTTCGGTTGAAGCGAATCTACCTTGGGTTGCAGAATATACTCTTCATCAGAAGAATTATCAATTATTTCAACTGGTTCATAATCACTCTTCATTTTAATATATAATATAATTATATTCACTTAAATTCAAATCAATTTTATTTAAATTTTTTCACTATATAAATTATACAATGAATACTGAAGCATTATTTCTATTCCTAATTTTATTGTTAGGACTTGTTTTATGTTCTTTTTTAGGAGGTAATTGTGGAAAAGAAGGTATGACAGGCAATTTTTCAGGAACAATTAATGTAAGCGGTAATAGCAGTGGATACTCAGGTTCATCAACTGGTTCTGGAAGCCAATACGATAACTATAATCATTATACTGGTTCTTCAACTCAATTATCAAACGGTTCAACATTTTATGGACAAAACGGAACTACTGCTGTAGTTGTAGCAAATAGTGATGGAACTCAATCATTACAAATAACATTACCCGGATCGTCTACACCTGTAACATTTACTCCACAACAATCATCTACAGATGCCTCATCGTCTAGTGTTGAAAGCTACACTAATTATTATGGATATAACGGAACTGCTACAACTTATTACGGACCTAATGGTGACACTGCTACAGTGGTAAATGCTGATAATGGTCAGCAAGCTATTCGCGTAACTACTTCATCTGGAACTTATTATTATAATGTTTCTGGAAGTCAAAATGCAACTAATACATCTACCCAATATTACGGCAGCACCGGAAGTCAGATACAACAAGCACCATATGCGATGTCTTATCAAGGACCTTACGGAGGTTCTGCTGGTGCTGTAACAGGACCTTATGGTAACACTGCTTATTATGCTCAAGGACCTGCTGGAAATACTGTGGCTGGAACAACTTCTACTAGTTCAAATCAATATTACGGA